GGTCGCGGAGCGCATCACCGCAGGCATCGGGGAGGTGTTCATCCCGAACGACTCGAATACGCCGATGGTCTGCCGGACGCTCGGCGAGAACTGGGGGCACCACGAGGGCTACGTCTACCTGTACGGCGATCCGTCAGGTGGGGCTCGGCACACGTCGCAGACGGAGGGCACGGACTGGGACCTAGCATACAACGTGCTCTCGCGGACGTTCGGGGAGCGCCTGCGTCTCATGCGAGGGCGCGATAGGAACCCGGCGCAACGGGCGCGGTGCAACGCGGTCAACTCGCGGCTCGAGTCGGCGGATGGGGTCATTCACGCGCTGTTCGATCCGAACGCCTGCCCCGAGCTGGTGAAGGACTTCGAGGAGGTCGTGTGCAAGGAGGGGACGAATGGGGAGATCGACAAGGACCCGGCGAAGTTCAAGTATCGCACGCACCTTTCGGACGGGCTGGCCTACTACATGCACGAGCAGTACCCGGTTGACGAGCAGCCGGCCTTCGTGGACGAGCCGCTGCTGATGTAGCGAAATATGGAGTATCCAGGGGCCAACAGTCGGGCGACGCTTCTCGTTAAACCCAACCCATAAAACCCTTCGCGGATACGGACGCGAGGACCGCCCGGCTGACCCGCCCCATGAAGGCACGTCACCATACCGCCTGGACCGTGTTCGAGATGTTCGCCGAGGGGCACCGCGAGCAGCACGCGGCCCCGAACTTCGAGGGCGGGCATTCGCTCGACATGTTCTGCGAGTGCTGCCCGAATATCTGGCGGGACTGCACCGAGCGGGTGATCCACGTCGAGCACAAGATGATGGTCGAGCGCGAGAAGGTGCCCGGCTGCCTGCCGGAAGACCTGTAGGGGTTGACCGGCTCCGAAATATCTCCAAGCGTCCCCGATATGCGCCTCGCCCCGATCGCCCTCTGCGTTCTCCTGTCGGGCTGCCCGTCCATCCCCATCGACGGGGAAGACCTGGCCGCCGTCCACGCGCAACTCGACCTCTTCGAGGGAGACCTCGAGGCGTTCGCATCGGCCATCGAGGCGCAGGACCCCGACCTGGCTGCCGACATCCGCAGGGTGGGGGAGGCCGTCGCCGTCCTGGACCTCGCGCTCGAGGCGGCCCAGGGCGAGCCGGACGCCATGCGCGTCGCGGTCACGACCGCCCAGGCGGTGGTTTCCAAGGTGCTCCGCGAGGAACTAGACAAGCCCGAGCCTGACCTGCGGGTCACAGGTGGGCTTGTCGTCATCCAACGAACACTTGCCCGCTGGGAGGCGGCGCTCTAAATGTCCAACTGGAAAACAACCCTCGGGGGCGTCGTAGCTGGCGCTGCCGTGCTCCTGGTCGAGTTTGGCGATCTCCTCGGTATCCCGGTCACCGCCGAAAGCGACGGCGTCTTCCAGCTCGACAAGGCCCTGGCCGGCCTGACCGCGATCGGGATGGTATTCGCCCTGTTCCACGCGAGGGACTCCAAGAAGGGCGAGGAATAGAGCCGTGCCTCGAGCGGCGGACTCGAACGCGGTGGGGTGGAAGGTCGCCCTCGTGATGCTCGGTCTGGTCGGGGGGGCGCTCGCCCAGGGATTGTCCGCGATCACCACCGACGACGTGCGCGCCATCGTCGCCGAGGAGGCCCCGGACAAAGGCGAGACCGAAACCGACATCCGGGCGATCAAGAAGGGCATCGACCGGATCGAGGGGCAACTCTCGGCCATCCGGGCGGCGCAGAAGAAGTAAATGGCGAGCGCAGACGTAAACACCCCAGGCGAGGCGTACCTCGACGCCGAGAAAGCCTATCGCTGGAACCTGCTCGCCGCGCTCGAGGGCGGGACCGTCGCCATGCGTGAAGCGGGGACGAAGTTCCTACCCCAGTTCCCCCGGGAGTCGAATCCCGAGTACGCAACTCGCCGGGACTCGACGTTCCTCTATGGCATGTTCTCGAAGGCGGTCGGGTCCCTCGAGTCGAAGCCGTTCTCTCGGTCGGTGACCGTCCAGGGGACGCTTCCCGAGCTCCTCGAGGCCATGACCCTCGACATGGACGGGATGGGATCGGGCCTGGCCGAGTTCGAGCGGCAGGGGTTTAGGAACGGCCTGATCTACGGCCTCGACCACGTCCTGGTCGATATGGCGAAGGTCCCCGGGAACGCCGAACTCCTGGAGAAGGGCCTCGACCCCACGCAGGACCCGGGCAAGGCGAACCGGGGCGAGGAGCAGGACGCCGGGGGCGTGACCGCCATCCGCATCGTCCCCCCGAACCTCATCGACTGGCACTTCGTCGATACCCCCGAGGGGCGCGTCCTATCGGAGATCCGCTTCAGGTCATCCAGGACCAACCGGGACGGCTTCGAGCAGAAGATCGTGCGCCAGGTCGTCCACTACCGGAGCGACTCGATCGACCTCTGGGAGGACGTCGACGGCGACGACACCTGGGCGGTCGTCGGGTCTTCCGTCCACAACTTCGGGCGCGTCCCGCTCGATACGACGTACTTCGACAAGGTCACGGAACTGACCGCCCGCCCCCCGCTGCTGGAGCTGGCCGAGATCAATCTCGACCACTGGCAACTAGCCTCGGATCACAAGGCGCTCGAGCACGTCGTGTCGATCGCGATCCTGATGACGAAGGGGTTCAGCGCGGACGAGCAGAAGAGGTCCGCGGTGATCGGGCCTCGGCGCATGCTGCACGCGAAAGCCTCGGATGCGTCCGCCGGGTGGGTCGAGCACTCGGGCGCGGGCATCGGGACGCTTCGGGACGGCCTCCAGAAGCGCGAGGATCGCGGGGCCGAGGTCGGCTTCCAGCCCACCAGTCAGTCCAAGTCGCCCATCACGGCCACCGGGGAGATCAAGGACTCCGAGGACACCGACTGCAACCTGAAGTCATGGGTCCGCGCCAAAGCTACCGGGTCGAAGCGCGTCCTCGAGCTGGCCGGCGAGTGGCTCGGCCTGATGGTCCCCGAGGATACGGTCGTCGACATCTACACCGGGTTCACGGTGGGACCGGAGCGCGAGAAGGAAATCGACCAACTCCAGAAGGACGCGGACGCCGGGCGCATCTCCCCCGAGACGTACCTGCGGGAGGCGCAGAAGCGTCGCCTGTACTCCGAAGACCTCGAGGTCGAGGAGGAAGTCGAGGCGGCGCGCGAAGAGGCGGACCGGCGTCTGGATGCGTTCTCGAAGGGCCTCGAGGCTCCGAACGAGGACGATGACGACGACGGGGACGAGGCCGCGTAGGTGGCCGACCCGCGCCTCGACCAGCTCGTCCAGACCGCGAACGCCCGGCTCATGGACCGGGCCATCCGTCACGCGCTCTACCTCGAGCGCCTCAAGACGGGGGAGGTCCGCAAGGTGCTCGACTTCCTCCAGGCTCGCATGTACCCGGACGTCCTCGGGCAACTGACGCGACGGCTGGAATTGATCAAGGTCCGCGGGTTCGACAAGGGACCCCACACGACCGCCCGCCTGCGCCGCATGGTCTTCGCCATCGGGCAGATCATCGACAAGCGCATGGGGGAGGCCCGCCGGGCGCTGAACGGCTCCCTGGCCGGGATAGCAACGTCCGAGGCCAGGTTCCAGGCGGGGCTAATCGCCGGGTCCTCGACGATCGCCTTCGAGACGGCCCTGCCCTCGTCCACCATCCTGCGGTCGGTCGTCACAGCTCGCCCGTTCAACGGGAAGGTGCTCCGCGAGTGGTGGGGCAGGCAGGCGCTCGCGGACAAGTTGAAGATCAGCGACGCGGTCTCGATCGGGATCTCGGAAGGGGAGGGGACCGGGGCCATCGTCTCCCGGGTCCGCAAGGGGTTCGGTGGATCGAAGCACGGGGTCGAGGCGATGGTCCGCTCGTCGGTGAACCACGTCACGACCCACGCCCGGGACGCGACCTACCGGGAGAACTCCGACCTGGTGAAGGGCTGGCGGTTCGTGGCGACGCTGGACACGCGCACCACGAGCACCTGTATGGCCCTCGACGGGAAGGTCTTCGACCTGGGCACCGGCCCCAAGCCGCCCAGGCACTTCGGGTGCCGATCCACCACGACGCCGGTCCTCAAGTCCTGGAAGGAGATGGGGATCGCTCTCCCTGACGCTCCCCCGGGTACTCGAGCGAGCCTGGACGGAGGGGTGCCGGCGACGCAGACGTACGGGGCCTGGCTTCGCGGGCAACCGCTCGAGATCCAGAACGAAGCCCTCGGCGTGAGGCGTGCCCAGTTGTTCCGCAACGGCCTGCCCATCGAGCGGTTCGTCGATCGTCGCGGGGCTCCGCTGACGCTCAAAGACCTCGAGCGCCTCGAGGCCGACGTGTTCGCGGCGGCATAGGCCCTCGCTCGAAACCGAAATATCCACTACGACCACGCCTGAGCCGCGCCGAGATGGCGCACCCCTTTGGGCGAGACGCCCAGGAGCACGAAAACGCATGGCACTCAATCCAATCCTCGCCTCGCTCGACGGCCTCGACGAGAACACATCGAACCTGTACGTCGAACGAGAGGAGGGGGGCGAGACGGTCTACGTCCTCGACGTGACCCCCACGGACGGATGGGAGTTGGGCAATACCCGCAAGCTGAAACGCGCCCTCGAACTCGAGCGGGCGAAGGCGAAGGTCTCCGACCGCCTGGGCGATGAGATATCCCCCGGGGACGTTGAGGCCCTGCGCGACGAGATTGCGACCCTGAAGGACGACGCCAAGCGTTCGCGCAAGGCGAAGGCCAGCACGTCCGACGACGCGAGCAACGCGAAGATCGACGAGCTGATCCGTCTCCACCAGGAGAAAGAGAAGAAATGGCAGGCGGCCGAGTCGGAACTCGATGGCGAGGTCGATCGTCTCCTGCGAGTGAAAGAGGCGCGAGACGCGCTGAAGGCCGGTGGTTTCGAAGGTGCGGAAGACGTGATGTTGCCGCACCTGTTGGGCTGCCTGCGAACCTCGCGAGACGCGAGGACGAAGGCCCGCTATGTGGAAGTCTTCAATCCCGACGACGGTACCCCGCGCATCGGCGGGACCGGCGGGGAGCCGATGACCCCCACGCAGCGAGTCGCCGAGTACCTGGAGAACCCCCAATTTCAGAGGCTCGCGGACGGCGCGGGCAAGACGGGCGGGGGTCTCAACGGCCGCGGAACCGAGACGGTGAACAAAGCCGGAAACCTGGACGCATCCCTTCCCGCGGAGGAACGGCTGACGCGAATTCACGAAGCGAATTACGCGCAGGCGATCAACTCCGCGAAATAACCCCTACCCGGTTTTTCGAAAATGGCTCTCACCCTCACAGAGGCCGCGAAGCAAGAAAAAGGCGACGCCCATCGTTCGGCGATCATCGAAGTTTTTGCCAAGTCGCACGCCTTCCTCCGCGAACTTCCCTTCGAGAATATCGAGGGCAACGCGCTCTCGTATTCCCAGGAAGAAGTCCTTCCCGGCATCACCTTCCGCGGCGTGAATGAGGCGTTCACCGAGGACGCCGGCATCATCAACCCGGTCACCGAGCACCTGTCGATCTCCGGCGG